TTTTCAATTTTGATAAATAATTCATTATATTTTTTAATATAAATATCTCTATGGATGTTATAGTTAATCTACTATGAGCCGTATGATTACTAGGTCAATGACTAATGACACTTCCACTAAATTTCTCGAATTACCTGATAATAGAGATGAGAGTGAAAGTGAAAGCGAATATGAAACTGATACTTGTAGTGAATCAGACCCAGACTATACTGATGAAATGTTATTAGTAACAGACAACGAAGAAACAGATTTAAATTCAAGTATAGATTCCTTGAGTTATAGCATCGACCACCAAAACTCAATAAGTTCACAGCCTCCCGTAATAAAAAAGAAAATGAAATATGTATTACCTAACTATTTAGAAGAACTAGAAAAAGACGAGTTAATTGAATATAACAGACAAGTTGCGGAAGTTAAACAAATAAATAAAAATGATATTCCACTTCAGTTCAAAGTAATGAGAACTAAGATAGATATACACGAAAAAGCTAGAATTATTAAGTTAATAGAAACTTATGAGAAAAGTAAAGACCGCGATAGTGATTATACTAAAATAACACAATTAATAAACACAATTGTGGATATTCCTTTTGGAAAGTATAATGAAATAGATATTAATAATAAGACAAGTGAAAATGTTAATGATTATATTTTAAAAACGGAAAACACTCTTAACACTATAATTTATGGACATCGAGAAGCTAAATTAGAGATACTCCAGTATATATGTAGAATAATACGTAATCCTATTTCAACAGGAACTAGCTTAGGTATTTATGGACCTGCGGGTATAGGTAAAACCACACTCGTTAAGGAAGGAATAGCTAAAGTTTTAGGAAGACCCTTCGCGTTTATTAGTCTTGGTGGATGTAATGATTCTAGTTATTTGGATGGTCATAGTTTTACGTATGAGGGTAGTAAACCTGGCATGATTGTGGATATATTACAGAAAGCACACTGTATGAATCCAGTTATATATTTTGATGAGTTAGATAAAGTAAGCGAAACTAGTAAAGGAGACGAGATAGTTAATTTATTGATTCATTTAACTGATACATCACAAAATACCAACTTCACAGACAAATATCTTGGAACAGGAATACATCTTGACTTAAGTAGAGCCATATTCGTTTTCTCATTCAACGATATTGAAAAAATAAATCCTATTCTTCGCGATAGAATACAGATGATACGTTTAACTGATTTTACAGTTGAAGAAAAGGTGAAAATAGCAAGAGAGTATTTACTTCCAAACATTTTTAAAGAACTAGATGAAAGTGTTAAAGGAAATTGTAAATTTACAGATGAGATGCTAAAATATATTTTCATAAACTACTGTAAAGAACATAATAACGGTGGAGTTAGAAAATACAAAGAATTGTTGACTGGATTAGTAAACAAGGTAAATATGCTATCTCTAACAAATTGTAGTGAAAAGGTCCTACAACTTTTACAAATTAAAGAAAAAATTACACTTCCTATTACATTTGATTCAATAGGTCTAGTTGATAAATTTTTAGTTAGTAAATCCTCCGATTTACCAGACAATCCACCAGAAGGAATGTATAGTTAATTTATTTCTTCATAGCACCGTGATTACCTAAATATTCACGCTGGTCTTTGTTAGTGCATACGCATCCGTGGTCGCAACTATATGTTGAAGGGCAACATCCTGGGTGGCATACGTTGTGTGAGAACATAAACATACTTTTCTTTGAGCCTTTTTTACCGTCAATACTTGGATTGTTTTGCTTTGATAATTCTGGAGTAGTTTCTAAACCGGTTGGTGTAATGAATTTTGGCTGTTGGTATGGAACGTTGCAGGGTGATTTGAGGTCTCCACAGTTTGATTTCATTTCATTTAAATACATATCTTTTGTGAAACCAGGTGTAAGAGCCTTACGATGTTGGAGGTCTTCAGTATTTAATCTAACAGATGAGTATGGACCCATAACATAGTCTAATGGGGCACCTCCCTTGTAGTTTTGAGGTTTTTCATCCTTTTCTTCTCCTTCACCAGCACCAGCTCTTTCTTCTTCCTCTGCTTCTTCACTCTTAAGACCATCGTATTGTGATACTTTGTAGCCATCTAATGGGCTACCTTCTGCGCCAGTTGATTTTCCTCTAACTTTTTGTTTTTCATCAGTAAGAGACATTCTGTAGTCTATTTCAGCAGCCTGAAAGTTTTCTTTGTTGTTTTTCTTTCCACATTTACATTTCTTTCCACAACTGCACATTAAAGGGCATAAACATCCACACCCACATCCACATCCTTTGCGCTGGACTAACAAGACAACAACACCGATGAGGACAGCTAAAACTAGGTATGTTGTAGCTTCGCCATTCATATCAGTCATAAAAGAAATTCTAGCTGTTACTGCTATTAAAAATAGTAAGTAAATTACGACTAAAAGTGCCTTCATATTCATTTTTTTATAATATTAGAGTATATTTTTTTTTTGATTACTTAAAAGATTAATAGTAATTTTTTTTAAATGCTATATTTACTGTTAGGGATGTCGTTATCAGGGGTAATTTACTATTACAGGGATTTACTAGCATACAACGCGATGTGGTATTATACGTATTTAGTAGAAACATTTAAACCATACGTCATATCTCAAGAAGAAATAACTGATGGTAAAATTAATTTTAGTTATTTAGATTTTAAAAATGGCAATTATTTTATGAATGAAGAACAGTGTAGTAATAAAAACGGATTTTGTATATTAAAACAAATGAATAATTCTAGAGAATTTTATGCTCCAGTAGCACTTAATGATATATCAAAAGACTTCCTAGAATATAGAACTACTGGAGAAAGCAAATTAATTACTAGTATTCTAGCATGTAGAAGTGAAATTCTTACTGCTTCAATTACAATTACATCTAAAGAAGAAAAACTTCTTCCTTTTGACTGCACTAAACTGTTCCATAAATTTTACTTCCCGGGAAACAAACTAGAGTTATCACCCGACACAAAAGAACAAATGATTAAACTTATTGAATATGAATATGATACTAAGTTTTCAGTAGACTATAATGATTTTGATATTCAATACGTCGTAATTACTATGAGCTCAGAATTCCATATGTCTAGTGATATGTTATTATCTATTTCACCTCTTAATGGCCTTACCGTCGTAAATCGTGAAACTGAATAAATAAAAATTAAAAAGACTTAAAGCATTTCTCCTGTTTTATATTTATCATGACCGCTGATAAATTAACTTCGAGTTGGACCTTATGGTTTCATAGTCCGACAGAGACTTCCTGGGATATTTCCAGTTATCAGAAAATTGCCAAGATTGAATCACTAGAGGAATTTTGGGATGTTTATTCTCGTATGACTAATCCTATTGTAGAGAATGGCATGTTTTTTCTTATGAGAGGGGATATTCAACCTATTTGGGAAGACCCCAAAAACCGAGAGGGGGGGTGCTGGTCTTTTAAAATCTACAAGAAATATATTCCAAATACTTGGTTAGACCTTTCAGTTCACACCGTTGCCGAAAGTCTTACACGTAAAAATAATGAAAGTAAATTAATTACTGGTATTAGTATTTCACCAAAGAAGTCATTCAGTATTATTAAAATATGGAATAATAACAGTTCTAAAAAAGAAAACAATATTCTAACAGATAAAATTACCCATATACAATTAAATGAATGTCTTTATAAAGCACATAATGGAAGGCAATAATTTAAATATAAATGCTTATAGTAAAATTTAAAATTTAAAATTTAAAAATGAAAAAATAAATTTGGAATACTTTCTATATTTCTTTATGTTTCAACCCTAGGAGCTAAGCATAGTTTGATGTCTCCTAAACTTGCTACTGAATATTTAATAATAAGTGGATAATCATTCTTAAGGTATAATTCAATATTTGAACACAAGTTTGTGCACTTACTGAATAATACTAGATGCTTGAGTGCGAAAATACCCTGAACTATATCATCTGGCGAATCATTCTTTAAGAAACTCATCCCGCCATCAGTCATTTCACCAATTGTAGTTTCACGACTGGCGAAGTCTCCATTACAACGAAATACAAGCTGGCTTCCTAAACTCTGGATTTCTATATTATCAGCAAGATTGTGCATGTCTCGGCAGATTTTCTGGAAATCAACACTTGGCATAGTTATTACACTCTCGAATTCTGCTGGAGGACAGTGAATATTTTCCTCGTGAAGGTCCATTAAATTTAATGAATATTTAGTGCGTGTATTTTTCTCAATATTTTCTAACTTAATACCTAAAACACTTTCGTTGTCTTCTTCTATAAATAATGAAAGTGTATCGTTGTTGTCCATAGTTTTAATGAGTTTGAAAAGATTAATCATGTTAATTCCAACTGTAATCTTCTCTCTTGCTAGTTTGTAAAATTCAAAATTCTTAGCAAGTAATTTTAAATGAACCAAAACTGTATGACTTGAATCCATAGCCATTACTTTTATACCGTTGGCATCAAACTCAAAGTTAGCATCAGTTAATATTTCCTTAAGTGCTTCTACTAAAACACGGAAAGCTGATGATTGAATAGTCTTTACATTCAAAATGTATTTTTTTTCACTCATTTTTATGTATAACTCTATCTGTTTAATTTTCTTTAAATAGTAAGAATTGTAAAAATAATTTGTTTATTCGTTCACAGGTTCAGTAATAGGCATATCCATCAATTCTTGAAAGTTAATAACAAGAGCTCCCTGGAAACAAATGAGAAATAAAGCACCACCTATTTTAAGAGCAGTTTTATTTGTAATTGTTTCCTGAAATTTTACATCATTTTTAACGTCAGGATATATCTTATATATTAAGGCAGCTATAAATAATGTTGTAAAACACATCGTTGCTAATACAAAAGTTTGTCTTTTCTTTATTGTTGTTTTTGGAAACTCTTTACGTTCATCATCGCTAGGTTTTGGTCTATCTGTATCCTCTACTAAAAGCCTTCTTATAGGATAAGGAATACTATCTGGTAAACTATTTTTAAATACTATAAGAACTGGGACTAACAGTATAAGAATGAAAATTATAATTGGTGTAGCATCACGAGATATAAAGTTTGTTATTCCAATTACCATCGCTGATAATAGTATTAAAAGCACGGTGAAGATATGGGGTTTTACCATAGTCCAAGTATTTTCTTCACTTACTTTTTCACTTAACAATATAGGCTCACTTTCAGTAGTCATTATTATTAATAATAGATTAAAATATAGAAAAATCAATTTAAATGAAAAGGTTAAGGACGTAGTAAACTACGGCGAATACTAGCATATGAACGTAAATGAGGTTAGCTTTTGAAACCTTCTTTAATAATTTACCTACCATTTTGAAAGTATCGGGATGAGCTAATATAAAGAATAGGCATGCGTATAAAACACTTCTAAGAACTAAGTCTAAGCTAAACATTTTACCCATTCCTGTGTTATATTCAATAATGTTATTGTTTCCTTGGAACCCTTCAACAACCTCGCTGTTATCGTCAGTATCTACAAAATTATCATCTTCTTGGCTGTCAGAACCTTCTTCATCATTTCCTTCTTCATCATTTCCTTCATCGTCAGCTTCTTCGTCGTCATTTCCTTCGTCGTCATTTCCTTCGTCGTCTACTTCATCGTCTTTGGTATTACCTGTGAATGATTCCTTTTGTTCAAATACTCCCATTTTCTTTAATTTATTATATTCAGTTTCTATACCTTCAATTTCCTCTGTATGGTTTGAAAGGTAATCTTCATTTTTTTGATTCGCACCTTCAATCTTACTAATAGTTTCTTTTATGCTAGCTGCTAATTCAGTTAAAAGAACTTCAACATCATCTCCTGTATTATAGTCTCCACTATTAATTGCTTTATTTACTTCTTCTTGAACTTCTCTTAATTTCTTTGTAATTATAGTTTGATATTCAATTACTTCCTCGTTGTTTTCCTGGTAATATTCAATTAATTCTTCTTCTTGATTTTGAAATTTCTCAATATTTGCATAATTTTGGAAAAGTTGATAAACCATTATATAGTATATTTTAAGAAATTAATTTAAAAATATATAATAATTATAGGATGATTGATAAACATTATCTCTTTTTGCTTACAGCTTGTCTATTATTGGCAAGCGTTTATTATATAGCAAGACGTAGACGTATAGAAGCATTTACAGATAAAGAAAACTTAGATGGAAAAACAATTCTTGTAACGGCGGCAACTAGTGGCATAGGACTAGAATTAGTTAAAGTCCTAGCAAAACGTAATGTAAGCCTTTTTATTACAGGTAGGCAACCTGATACTGTAATCCAACTGGTTGAAGAATTAAACCTAGTAAATAAACGTGTATGGGGAAAACATGCTGATTTTACAGACGACAAACAAACAACAGGAATGTGGCGCGAAGCTGTAAATAAATTAAAAAGAATAGATACAGTTATTCATTTACCAATTAGAAGCTACACTAGAATGAAAATTTCAAAAACGGATAAAGGTAGTTTTGTAGACCTCAATAAGAAAAACCTAGACCGAATTATGCTTATAAATCAAATGGCTATAGACCATATGAAAGGAAAGAAAATACTAGGTAAAATAATAGTTAGCAGTAGTGCTAAAGCTGAAGCTAACTCCACAAAACTAACACATGGCTCTCTTATATTAATGAATTCTCAAATAGAAAGATACGTTGACATATTATCAAAAGAATTAGAAGGATATAAAATAGGCGTCTGTTGCGTCAGGATAGACAAAGATACTAGTAATAGTCTTATAAATTATAAATTCCCCATAAAACCAAATAAATTAGCGCAAAAACTTATTAAACCACTCGATAAAATACCTAAATTATTTGGAAGAGACCCTAAGAAAATTGTAGGCGTTTATATGGAATGTCTACGCCTAGAAAATACCGAAGTTAATGGAAAGGTTTTCTCAACTGAAACTTTCATTAATAATAGAAACGTCGCTAATTATGTTTCGCCTAATACTCTTCAAAGAAATACCGACCACAAATATTATTTAATAGACAACGATAAACTAGACATAGACAACGAAAAACAAGTCTATTTAAATCGTCAAATTAATTACAAACTTCCATTAAAAGTAAAGAAATTAATAGAAAACGACAACCTTAAAGATTTAGTTTCAGGAGTGAATAAAAGACATAAGTATAAGGGAGAACTCCCTAGTATTCTTGCTGAAAAATGTGGTGTTCCCGCAAACACAGTAGAAGTTTTCAATAATGAGTATGAAGCTATACGTAAATTATTCGAAGTATTTGTAACTTCACGTGATACTATATGTAGTGAAGAACCTACATGTCCTCAATTAACTAGTGTTATAAAAGATAATGGTAATGAACGTTCATTCGTAGACTTTAAAATAAATAAAAGCGAAAGAACAATTGATATTGATATGAAACGTCTTGATAAAAATTTAACTGGAGCGGTAAAAATACTTTGGATTTCTAGTCCAGGACTTATTACTGGCGTTTCTATAAAGAGAGAGAGATTTGAAGAAATTATGTTGAAGGTTCCTAGCAGAACTATTGTTGTATTAGACCAACGTCTATTAGAATGTAGTTTTGACAAACGCGCTTTTAATGCTAGTAAATACATTTCTAAATATCGTAATTTGATTGTTTTAAGAAGTCTAAACAACTTTTATAGTGTAGAAAATTTGAAAATAGCATACACAATTTGTAATAGTGAATTACAAGAAATAATAAATGAAAAGAATCTAGTATCTAATATAGACTCATTAAGTGAAAGATTAGCATTAGAAGCCATAAAAGACAAAAAATATGAAGAATCAACTAAAAAAAATATTAAACGCGAAAGAGAATTTATGGAAACTAGATTAAATGAATCTAATGTTAAATTCATTAAAGGTGATACACATTTAATACTAGTTAATACATATCGTGAAAAGAATGATGTTATTGAAGACCTAGAAAACGAGGATATTCTTTTATACAAGAGCAACGATGAAATAAGTAATTACTGGACTCTACCAATTTCTATGAAAAATGAAATAAATGATAAAATTATATCAATAATAAATTACTCAGTATAAAATTTAATAATCATTTAATAATCATTTAATAATCA